CTACTAGATATTTATAATTTAGACACAGATGAGACTGTATTAAATCGTCTCGCTGCTCGTTTGAACACTTTATACAGATATCTATATTTTCCGGCTGGTATCCCTACTATTGAAGGTATGCTAAAATCCAATTCAGAGGAAGAGTCAATTATGGTTATGAATATATTATATATGATAAAAAGTGCGCCCAATTTCGCAGACTTGTACGAGGAATTGCCACAAATCGACAAAATAACCATAGATGATATTGTAACTTTATATGTATCATACAATGAGCAAATACTTGAATTTAGTGAAGAGAAACAGATGTTTGACTCTATTCTATTTGCTGAGCAGCAAAATATAAAGGAGATAACAGGTAAAATTTTTAATCTTTCTAATATTTTCTCAGAAAGAGATAACATAGTCAATGGTATCAATACGAGAATTGAAAAAGAATCATTGAAGGCTCAAAGTATTGAGAAGATCTATTACCAGCTTGATCAAGTGAAAGGCATATCGCATACGAAATTCGTTCTTGAGAAAATAAATTTTACAGTTACTTTGCGGGTTGATAATATATCTTTAATGGAAGTATTCAATAATATACTTTTGGATCATAATGTACCTTTCGCAACCAAGAATGAGTATTACAAGATTCTAAAAGATTTCGTACCGCCCGCAGAATGGTCAGAATATAAAACAGAAGAAGATATAATTTTAAAAGTAAATCAAAATAAAAATATAAATGAAGATTCTTTTTATATCAACTCCGCTATAAGTACGGAAAAAAGAACGAAATTGCTAGAAAGTGAATACACAACTGTACTTGTTTCTGCGAACAAGGATACCATTGTACTTGAATTTGAAGATTTTATTATTGAAAAGGACAATGTAAGTAAAGAAGAGATCATCCAAAGGGTACTAAAAGTATTAAATACGAGCGATGATATTATTCAAAACAAGGATACGCTAGTGAATGGAGTATTTTATTTCCCGAATCATAAGTTAAACAAATATGTATTTTCGGATCTTATAATGAATAGTTATTTATATTCATCGATGATGAGTGTGGATGAGAGTTTCAAGGCTACAAAGACAAGTTCAAGTTTTTATATACATTTCGAGAACAAGAAGATAGGAAAGATAACTGCGAATGTAAATGAGAAGATAATGGATAAGAAATATTTGAAACAAGAGATCATTAATAAGGATATTGATCCAAGTTTGTTTTTTATGAATCAGGAGTTTATAAGAGTGAAGATTACAAAAGCGGATGATATTGAAGATGTTGAAGAATTTCAAAAATTATTTTCTAAATTATTAACTTTGTATGATAATAAATTTTTGGAAGTGTACAATTATTATAGCCAGTACACTAATATAAGTGAACCTGAGAGAGTAGTTGAAGAAGGAAAGAAGGTAAAGAGTTTAAAAGATATTGTCCCTGAGCTTTTTCTTCCTAAGTATACAAGAATATGTCGTAAACCACCGACGATCATAGAGAACGAAGAGGAGGAAAACCCAAATAACTTACAGGTTATGACTTTCCCAAAAAGTGATAAAGAAGGTACACAACAACGTAAATATATTTGCAATTATGACAAATCGATATATCCAGGTGTCCGAGAGAATCCACATTCAAACGCTGATAAGTTTCCTTTTGTGCCTTGTTGTTATGATAAACCCCAGACTAAGAACGCGAAATTCCTTCAATATTTTGAGAATATAGAGCCTGAGACGCCGGTTAAAAAAGAAGAAAAGATTAATGTATATACAACAAATCGTTTTGCGACAAATGATGATTTCGGGTATCTCCCGAAGGATGTCGCAAAGGTATTCTATATTGGCGACAAAGATGGAGTTTATTACAGAAAAGGAGTTTATAGAAACAAAAATAGTTTTCTGAATTGCGTTCTGGAAGCTTTAAATATAAATGAAATTTTGAAAATAAATGATGAAGAAGAGAGGAATGCTATTTTAGCATCAACAAGAAATGAGTTAGCTACGCCTTCAATGGCGGCGGCTTGTCGCCAAGAATTGTATGATTATTCAGTTGAAGAGATACTTGAAAAGATAAAGGATCCTGAAATTTATTTAGATCCTGCTTTATTTATAAATCTTTTACAATCAAAGTATGAATGCAATATATTTATATTTAGAAGAAAATTAAATAGAACGGAGTTGATTGTACCAAGGCATTTGAAACATTATTATAAGTATAAAAATTCCGATAGATGCGTCTTCATTTACGAGCACGAAGGTACAGAAGCTGATAATGCGGCATATCCTCAATGTGAACTGATAGTAAAGTATAATGAAGAGGTGAATGATGAATATGATTTTGATTATAATGCACCAATATCACAGACTGTAATTAGCATGTTCGATGAACTTCGTGATTCTTATTCTTTAAATAAAAAGATAGATGATACCTTTATTGATTTTAAAGATCTTGAAGTTGCGACACAGTTTATAGATTCTTATGGAAAAACAAGGATCCTCAATGTTATTTTTAATGGCACTCAGGTATCTCTAGTCACTGATCCTATACAACCCCTTTCAGTAACAGAAATAAGTAGTTTGAACATAAACAAAGTCGACGCAGAGATAGCTTTGCAAGCAGCTGCATACCTGGAAATTGTAATATATAAACAAGTTACTTATGGTTTAGTTTCTAAGCAACTCGTTGGAAAATTCAGAAATATAACAGTTAAGATACCTATAAATGATAGCAAGATAATAAACGGCGTACCGGAATTCGAAAATACTTTAAACTATATTGATAGTGATTTTTCAGTTTTAGAGAATTATAATTTTTATAAAAAAATGAGTAGGTACGTGGTTGAGTACACATATTGGTTATTTTCAAAGTATCTTAATGAAAAAGATATTTATAGCCTAGAGTATTCAGAAGATAATCCTTTTGGAGATATAGATATTGATGATTTTATAGCCAGAAACATAACAATACAGCCCGAATTTGAGTACAAGAATATATCTAAAAATTTTTCTTTAGATAGTAATATAATGTCGGGGGGTAAGTTGGTTATCAAAGATGAGAATACTTTGAAAAAGGTCTTGTATTATTTGAAGATGGAAGTGGTGAGAAATAATAAAGAATTGTTGGAGTACCATAATAGGAAGTCGATCAAGAACTTTTATATGGATATGTCTGATCTGGATGTTAATAATTTTCAGGTTATACTAAAAGGGGAAAATAGCGTTGTCAAGTGGATAGATGATACAACTTATAAAAAGGATATTATCAGGGATGATATTATGATGGATACGACAGAACCTTATTTTTTCGAGAATAGATTGATAAGTGATAGTATTTTATTGGCGCAAAATTCGAATACTCTTAAGGATGCGATATATGTTTCAATGAAGTGGTACGAAGATAGATATAATCCAAAGAAGGAGTTCAATGATGTAAAAGATGTTCCAGATTTTTTTATGTATACTTATAAAAATAAATATGAGATAAAAAAATATTATATTGATAACAAATTAGAAAATAATTTCGGAATACAAATATTGGGATATAAGATTGATGATAGAACTGTTTTTACCAGCCTTTTAAGAACTGTATGAATCATAAGTGATGTAGGATGATTTTTCACTAGTTTTGAATTTGTTTTGGTAACCTTGTCTATATCGGGACTCGATATTTAAAATTTCTTTTAAGTCGGGGTCAATAATTGGTTCTTTAGGGGTTTTAACAACTGGAAAATTTTCATTAAATTTGGTTTCATTTGATTGTTCAAAATGCGATCTTTTTGAATCGAGGAGTTTGGCACTGTCCTTTTTAATTTTATTTTTGTCTTTTAACATTTTATTTGTGAAATTAATTTTTAAATTTAATTTAAAAATTAAGAACGGTTTTTATTTCTCTTTTTCTTCTTTTTTTTGGATATAGTTTCGTCTTCTTTTTGAATCACTAAGTCTACTGGTTCTTGGATGACTACGTCTACTGGTTCTTGAATGACTACGTCTACTGGTTCTTGAATGACTAAGTCGACTGGTGGTTCTTGGATGACTACGTCGACTGGTTCTTGGATGACTACGTCTACTGGTTCTCGGGTGACTGGTTGTTCTTCTTCATTTGAAGATTCATTTGATACTTCTTCAATTGTTTCCAATAATCTTTCAACCCATAATTCTTTCAAAATATCTTTATTAATTGTTTGTCGTCTCCATTTTTTTATATGAGTTTGATTTATAAAAGGGTATAAGCCACTTCTTATCTCACTCATTTTTTTTGTAATTATATCAATATCGTTAGTTTTAATTCCGGTAGTTATACAAAAATCAGGATGTGAATTGAAAGTATAACTTAGATCTGCATTTTGTTCTAAAAGACCACTTAATTGTAAAGAACAATCGACATCATCAAAAGTGATTTTAGGCGCATTTACAGGTTGTTCATCCAATAAAAATTTTTTATTTTTACCAAATCCAAAAAGATTTTTAAAAAACTTTATCATTTTTATTATATATTATTTTTTAATTTAAACATAAAAATATATTTACAAAAAAATGAGTGAAACTGTTTATAACATCAGAGAGCTAAACCTTGATATAATAAATCCCAGAAGTGCTTCACCGGAAGACATCGAATTTGGGGGTAGCAAGACCGTTGTTATCGGTAAACCAGGTTGTTTTATTCGTGGTACAAAAATTTTGATGTATAATGGGGAAATCAAAAACGTCGAGGATGTTAAAGTTGGTGATCAGGTTATGGGTGATGATTCAAATACGAGAACAGTTGAGCAATTGTGTCAAAACAGGGATTTAATGTATAAGATAATTCCAAAGCACGGCGATTCTTATACTGTAAACAGGTTACATAAGTTGGTTCTTATGAATAATTTAAGTAATGATATCATCGAAATCACAGTTGAAGATTATTTAAAAGAAACCGATGATTGGAAACAAAATTGGTGCATCTTTAGAACTAGTGTTGACTTTAAAGAAAATGAGATTGATATGGATCCTTATCTTTTGGGTTTATGGCTAGGTGATAGGTTAAATACCAAGACAACAAATATCGATAGCAGTTTGAAGAAATATAACCTTATCAATAATAAGCATATTCCCCACAATTACAAGGTAAATACGACAAATAATCGCCTGCAACTACTTGCCGGTTTATTAGATATTTGCGGAAGTATAAATAAGTATGGGTATCATTTTGTAAATAAGAATGAAATATTATGTACTGATATTGTATTTCTAGCTCGAAGTTTAGGATTTGCTGTAACAAAAGATACTATCACAAAGGTTTCAGAAGATGGCACTGAAGAGAATTATTACAAGTGCTTTATCAGTGGGGATATTCATTCGATTCCTTGTAAAATGATTCGCAGAGAGGATAGCCCTTTTCTGACAAGTAAATGCAATCATCTACTGAGCGATTTTACAGTTGTTGAACAGGGCGAAGATGAGTATTTTGGATTCACCATTGACGGTAATCATCGATTCTTATTGGCGACTTTTGATGTTGTGCGAAATACTGGAAAGACTACGCTTATCGCGTCTTTGTTGCACGCTAAAAAGCACATTTTTCCTGTTGGTATTGTAATGTCCGGAACCGAGGATAGTAACGGATTTTATAGAAAGATTTTTCCAAGCACTTTCGTTTTTAATCAGTATGATGAAGAGCAAATCAAGAAATTTGTAAAAAGACAAAAAATTGCACGGCAATATCTTCCAAATCCTTGGGCAGTTATTTTGATAGATGATTGTACCGACGATCCAACCATTTTTAATAAACCTTTACAACACGGCATGTACAAGCGCGGAAGACATTGGAATATGTGGTACATTTTAAGCCTGCAATACGCTATGGACGTAAAACCCGTGATAAGAACGAATGTCGATGGTGTATATATACTTAGAGAGCCCACCTTGAAAATAAGGCGATGTTTATGGGAAAATTACGCAAGTATTATCCCGGATTTTGCGCTCTTTAATGAGCTTATGGATGCCTTGACAGATGATTATTGTGCGATGTATATCCATAATCGTATAACATCAAACGACTGGAAGGATTGCGTTTTTTGGTATAAGGCTCCAAAGGATCTTCCAGATTTCAAGTTTGGATGTCCAGAATATTGGAAATTCCATTACGACAGATTCAATCCAAGCTTTGTTGATAGCTTCGATATGTAAGTTTAAGATTTAATACTCGAAGGGACTATTAAATACAATATTTTTTACATAATGGAACACCCTCCTTCTTCTTTTTGATATAGACTTCAAAATAGTTTTTCACGCGCAAGTGAAAAACTTCTCACAAAATAGTTTTGCGGTACATGCCGCAAAACCTAAAGGTGGAAGACCTAGTAGAAATGATTGCTCCTTCAATCGGAGGAGCAATAAAAGAAAGATGAGGTGTTCATAGAAATAAAGATAATGTTAAACATAAAAAAAACTTTAAAAAATATAAGTTTAAGATTTAATACTTATAGCGAATATTAAATGTTATTATATTTATTTAGCTCTTCTATATCTTCTATTGTTGCTTTATAATTACAAAATGAAATTAAAGTATTAGCACTGTTTATTAATTCTGATAATTCAATATCAACTACAACTTCGTGGTTATTTTCTAATTTTTTTAGATCAAATCTTGAAAGCATGTTATCTTCTAGCATATGAGCTTTTTCAGTATATGCAATATAATGAATTTTTAAATCAGGAACAAGTGTTCTATAAGAACGAAATCTTATAGATATATCTACACCTTCAAAACCTATTTTATATTTATTTTCTGATGTAGATATTATATAAAAAGCAGGTCCTTTTTTAAATGTATGGTATTCTCGTTTACGTAAAAGTTTATTATGCCGTTTCTCTAAATCTTTAAGATTTTTTTCAGTGTTTAAAAGTTTATTTTGAAGTTCTAAAAGTTGATCATTTGTTTTTTCTTTTCCAATGGAAACTGTTCCAGTTATTGCTAATTCGTGTACCCATCCAGATACCTGTACATCAAATTTTGGGGATATCCACTGAGCAATATTTATGGCAACTCTTGGATGAACCCATGTTCCTCTTTTTTCATTTACTCCATTTTCTATTATATTAATTAAAGGGTATGCGGGAATTCCCGCCGACGTAGAAAGAATTTCAATAAAGCTTTTTGATTTTTCTAATCTTGACCAATCATTAAATTTTTTACTACCAGCTTTACAGAGAGCTGTTGCATTAATGAAACCATCTTCTTTTCTAGACATTATAATTACCCCATTTAAACTTATTTCTTCATCATTTTTTTCAACCTCAATAATTTGTTCTTTCTCTTTCTTTTTTAAAAATTCATTAATTACATTTATTACTTCTAGTTTTCTAGTTTTTTGAGGTATTTTTAGTCCAAGTTTATCTGCGATTTTATAATATTGTTCTCTAGTATAATTATTTATACTATCATGTGTTATTTCAGAAAGAGAATTAACTATATCATCCAACTCTTCAGAAAAATTATTTCTTTTTATAATTGCTTTAGGTTTGATTTTTAATTCGTCACATTTTTTACAAGTCGTGAACTCAGATTGCATTGTATATCCACATCCCCCCTGACATAATAAAGGATTTAATAATTTTTTAAAATGTTCCAATGTATTAAATATCATTTTATCTTTTGAATCTGTAGATTTTCTGCCTATTTTAAAGTGTGAAATTACTTTAATAAGTCGATC